GTCATCGCACGCCTCCCAGCAGCGCGCAGAGGCGTAACTCAAGTACGCGGCTGATATCGGCCCAGGCAGCCCCGGCATTGGCGGCGGCCCTGGCGGCGGTCCAGGCGGCGTCACAGGCGGCGGCCCAGGCGGCGGTCCTGGCGGCGTCACGTGTTCGCGTGAAGACGCGCCCAGTCCGCTTCGCTTCTGTCAGGTCGCTCTGTCATGCCTCCTCCAGTTTGCACTCTGTAGTACAGGTGTCAATGTGCTCGACTAGCGAAAGTACACGGTCCACGAGTTGTTGGGCCTGTTCAGGACTCAATCCTTCGATGTGGAAGGCTACTTGTAGTCCCCATTGGGGATCCTCGATCGGTTGATAGTCAGGGCTAGCTTCAACCTGAAGGACTGAGTAGTGGAAGCGGCCGTTCTCAACGACCCGTTCGAGGTAGACCCTATTCAACTCCTTCGCCTTCTCCTCAAGGGTCTCCCACCGCTGCTGTGCCACAACGCCATCGGGATTGAGCATGTATTTTCGGCCGGGTCGTTGAATGAGCACTTGACGTTCCACTAGATGCTGAACCCGCTTACGAATTGTGGCTTTCGACCAGTGTGAACCGGGGGTAGGGTGACCCACTACAAGCTGTAGCTCGGCGATCGTCGCTTCGCTGTTTGTCTGAAGATACTCAACGATCTGTTTTTCTTCTCTCCACATCACTTTCTTCTCATGTACAGGTGTCAACCCTGCGGGACGAGCCTTACCTGGCTCAGGAGGAAGGTCTTGACCATCCCTCCCCTGTTGGGTTCTTCGTTGGCCACCGGCTCCTCCGTCATCTCGACGGAGATCCAGACGTGGCTGTCCTCCACCCAGGCCGCCACGATCTTCCCGGGCAGCGGGGTGCCTGATGTTGTCTTCGGGATCCGGGAGAGGAAATTCCCGGGGTCGCTTTGGAACTTGGTGAAGTCGAAGTCCTCCACCCAGGCTTTCGCCCAGACGTGCTCCAGCCCCGGGGCCGCCGTCACGCTGCGGTCGAGGAGGTTCGTTGCGATCTTGGCCTTGCTCATTTGGTCACCTTGAACAGCTTGGGGTTGTCGAGCGCCAGGCGCGCGAGCTTCGCTCCGAGCCGGCAGCACGCCTTGTGGAAGCCAGACGACAGATGGTCGTCCGAGTAGTGGTGCGCGAACTCGTGGATGAGCAGCTCGTTGGCCTCCTGGTGGTCGCCATCGACGATGCGCTTGAACCACTTGTGTCCGAGCGCGTTGAGGTTCAGGTGCAGTTCCTCACCGAACAGCGTCCCGTCGCACCAAGCCGCCGCGAACTGGAAGCGCGGCACCTTGACGATCTTGACACCCGGCACGAAGCCCATCAGCGCTTCCGCGATGTTGCGGATGTAGCCGATGGCCTGGCGCTGGTCCGCAGTCCACTCACTCTCGGGGACCGACGGGGCGACCTTACCACCGCTGCCGTAAGCCTTGGGGCTTGGGGTGACCTGACCCGCGGGCAACGCGGCCTTGGCCTCCCTGATGTTCTCCCAGGTTCCCTTGGAGTGCGCCGACCCGTAGATGACGGCGTAGCCCTTGGACACCGCGATCTTGGTCCCCTCGGGGTCGCTCGGATCGTAGATGACCCGCTTCTCCCCGTACTGGAGATCGAGCGCTTTCGTTGTGGCCTGCTCAGTGCATCGCTTGTCGTCGAGCGCCTCGGATGCCCAGGGCTGAGTCGCGTCCTGCTTGTCCAGCCACTCGTGCATCTCGTTCATGACCAGGACGCGCAGCGTTCGCAAGTAGCCCGCGGTGACCCCGTCGCGCTGCATGTTGAGCGGGACCTTCTGGCCCACGTCGACCGACCACTTCTCTCCGCCCTCCAGCTTGCAGACGGGGATCCCCATCTCGTAGATCCAGGGCTCGGGCTCCTCGTGGAGGTCGACTCTGGTCTTGCGGCTGGTGCGGATCAGGTTGCCCTCGTCGTCCGCGGTTCGCGTGGGCAGCGTCGTCTCGAAGCTGTGGATGGGCTCGTGACGCACGAGCCGTCTGCCGTTGAGCGTCACGGTGATGCCCTCGGGGGGAATCACCTGCTCCATCGCCTGCTGGACCTCGTCCAGCTCGGCTCTGGTCATGCGGACCTCGGCGTCGAAGACCGTGCCCGCCTCTCGGCAGTGCGCTGCGCCTCTGCTCTCCTTGCGGCCGTGGGGACCGAAGTCGACCAGGCCCTTGGTCGTGTGGACTGAGGCGCGGTTGCACAACGCGAGGACGAGCTTCTCGCCCAGGTTCCACAGGCCGCGCTGGGTCGGGTTGCCCTTCTTGTAGCTCTCGGCGAACAGCGTGTAGGCGTGTTCCAAGTTGCGAAAGCCCTCGGGGCTGTCGTCCTCGACCGTCAGACGCACCACGGGCCGGTTGGCCAGAGGCATCAGCTCGATCTGCACCTTGGTGACTCCCTGCTCGTCGATGGCGTTCTGGAGCAGCTCGAACAAGATCCACGACTTGCCCTTCTTCTCGATGAGCTTGGCGAGCCCGTGCTTGTCTACTTTGAACCAATCCATCTAGCCCCTCACCATCTCTTGGTCGATGACCAGAAGTACGTGGCCCAGTTGCTCCTCGGTACAGACGGTGACCATCTTGGAATCGAAGGTCACGATGAGACCGCCCGGGCAAGAGGTCACGGTAGCTCGGTGGCCTCGCCACTCGATGAGACCGTCACCACTCGCGAGGATGTCAGCTCCCTGACTGATGGCCCACTTGACGGGGCCTCTCAGCTTTTCACAGGTAACCATCGGCTCTCCTGCCCGGGGGACGAGCCCCCGGGCTCTGTGCTTCTTTACGTGCTTCTTTACGCCGCCTGGGCCATGAAGAAGCTGTGGGCGACTGCGTGGCGGTCCAACGTGCGCGCCGGGGCGCCCTTCTTCAGGCCCTCGGTCACGCAGTTGTAGAGCGACCACAGGTTGCGCTCCGAGAACTCCTCGTGGCGCGGCTTCTGCCAGTCGCCGTAGGCCACCGTGGCCTGGGTCGGCGTCAGAACGCCCTCACCCTGGGCGACGCCCAACAGCGCGTAGCCCCGGCGCTCGTGGCAAGGGATCGCCTTGAGCAGCGCTACGTCCTTCTCCATCTTGGCGTGGTGGCCCAGGGCTGCCGCGACCTGCTCGGTGACGAGCCGGCGGAAGTCGGTCCAGACGTTGAGCGTGTTCTTGCGGACGACCTTGAAGGCGTCTCCGTCGAAGCAGAGGTTGTCGCAGACGAAGACCTGGCCGCCGACGGCCACGCCGAGCGCCAGGCTCTTGTTGTAGGACTGCCGGAGGCCGATGCTGAGGCCGCTTTCCTGCGAGTCCGTCTTGAGGGTCAACAGGGCGAACATCTGGTCACCCTTGGCGTTGAGGCCGTAGCCCTCGGACTCGACCTCCAGCCCGAGCTGCCGCTTGACCTCGCTCTGCAAGAAGTCGATCGCCTGACCGTAGGCGACAGGATGCCAGGTCTTGGTCGCGTCCGGCACGGGAACAGCGTCGACCATCGAGCGGGTCACCTGCTCGGAGCCGCAGTGAAGCATGAGGCCGTTCATTTTCGTTTCCCTCCAGGTTGGTGGTTTGCCATCTCATCTACAGCTTGATCGGTGTAGCTCGGATTGTCAATCCTCCTGGAGCACTTTTTTAGCATTGACTAGGTGATTTACATGCGTCATACCACTAAGGTATGGTAACGAAACCAAAAATGAACTTCGGCCGTCGATCCAATTGTCAAGTGGCACAATTGTCTATTGACAGACTGCTACTAGTCGATCACGATTTAAGGGTGAGAAGATTTGTTTTCATGCGACACGGCGACTACGACAAGGCGGGGCTGAGCCTTCCTGAACGCAAGGTCCAGTCGCTGACAGAGCTAGGAGCTGTCCAGGCACTGGAGATGGCCGAGTGGCTGTCGGCTCAAGGCGTCGAGCCTGATGAGATCGTGACGACAGAGGCGGAGCGAACCAAGGAGACGGCAGACTGGCTGCGGATGGCCCTAGATAATAACGTCGCGGTGCGCGCGGTCAGCGGGGGCTTTGCCCTGGGCAAGTCAGGGCTCGACGAGAAGCTGAAAGCCTGGGGCTGCTCCGGAGAGACCGTGTGCTTCGTCGGACACTGCAAGCAACAGGAATACTGCCAGGCTGCGCTCGGCGGACCAAGACTGAAGCGGTCCGACCGGGCGGTGCTCGTCTACGAGCAGGAGGCCGACGGGACGTGGGTCTACTTGGACGGCCTCGTGGCGGAGGAGACGCTGTGAAACAGTACGGTGAAGCAGGTCGAGCGGGTTGCGTGCAGCTCCGAAAGTGTAGGGCTAGCGGAACGACGATCGGCGTCTACCACGCGCAGCAAGCCGACCTCTGTTCTGAGGGAGGTCCGTGGGCCGCGATCTGTGATGAGCACTCGACCGTCATGAACTTCGACACGTTGGCACTGGCGCGGATGCACGCGACGTGGCCCTCGTGGTGCGAGGAGTGCCAGGATGCACTCGGCCATCGGAGAGGTGATACATGAGCGAGTATAGCTGGTACCTGCCCAAGATGTGGGTCGGCATTGTGGATGACCGGGAAGACAAGTATGGCGGTCCGCTGATCGGCGTCGTAATCCGCTCGGCGCGCGTTCGAGCGCTCGGCCACTTCTGCCATTGCCAGGTCAGCCTCAACGGACGCAGGGTCTGGGCCTCCGGCGCTGAAGATCGTATCTTCCCCTTCCACTCTGTCAACCTGACGGAGATTGGAGGCACACCACCCAAGGACATGAAGACCACGGGTCTGGGATGGGCAACGGACGGCAATCGCTACTGCTTCCGCTACGGTGACCGCATCGTTGAGGTTGGCAGGGCTGCTACGGCCGGCTACGACGAGGGTCTGGTCGATGTCGACCCAACGCTCTGGAAGGCGGAGTGGAAGTCGGCTTAGTGTAGGGGCATGAAGCTCCGGATCAAGAACGGCCGGGCGATGATTCGCGCTGAGAAGACTGCCGATGATGTGGTCAAACGCATCGAGGGCATCTTGCGCCAGGTCAAGGGCGTGGTCTATCGCGTCAAGGCCGAGCGCTTGAAACGGAAGCTCTCGATCTACGTCAAGCTCGCTTTGAAGACCCAGGGCTTTGACTCGACCTGGTACGTGGGGAGCTGGAGCACGCCCGATGCGAAGGAGTTCTCTCGTACCAACAAGATGTACGACCATCTCCCTGACGCGATCCGCAGCACGCTGTTCAACCTGTTCACGATCCTGCCGAACGTGATCAAGGGCTTACCTGTGTACGCGATCCGCATCGAGGTGTGGGACAACGCTGGCAAGCCCGTACACGTCTCGATCGTCAACAAGAACTACCAGGTCAGCGGGACCGCGCTGCGCCGGGGCTACGAAGAGACGCCGCCCGACGTGAGCCAGCACAACCCCTACCACGGCTACGGCGAGAACCCCACGATGGACTCGCCCGAGCTGATGGCGCCGCCTCCCGGGATGTATGAGGACCAGCAGCACGGAAGCATGACCTTGGTCAAGAAGCTCGGAAAGCTCGTGCTCGTCGTGGACGCTGACCAGCACTACATCGTGATCCACCCCAAGGACAAGGATTGGTGGGACGGTCCCCAGAAGGATCTCGGTGCCATCGGCCGAGAGAAGGCCCTTCGTGCCTTCGACAAGTTCAGGAGCCCTCGATGAAGATCCCGCACAAGGACCTCCAGAGTGGTCGGACTCGCAAGGCCGCCCGAGATCTCTCACCGGCCCAGAAGGGCATCGTGCGCGTGATCGAGACGCGCCTCGACCTTCTCGAAAAGCACCTCCAGCAAGCGAGAGCAGCTCTGGACAAGTGGAAGCAGGGTGAGAGGTTCACGCCCCAGCTCGACAACGTCAAGAGCTACCTCAAGGCGGTGTTCTCCGGGGGCAAGGCTCTCCTCGCCATCGTGGACAAGCTCTAGCCTGCGTCATGCGACTCTCGGACTTTTCCAGACTTCGCCACGCACGGGCCGCAACCCCACAAGATGTGAAGAAGTGGCAGTCCGACCTGCGGCGCATGACCAAAATCTACAGGAGCATCGACCCCAGTCCCTGGGAGTATGGCTACGGCCCCGAGCCTCAGACCGAGGAGGCCCAGAAGAAGGAGCTGGCCAAGTTCGAGGAGGCCCGCAAGCTGTTCGTCGCGTTCCGCAAGAACTTCGAGAAGTGGTACCGCTACCAGGTCCTCCCCAAGAGCACACCAGAGGAAGCCACCTGGCTCCAGAAAGAAGCGTTCGAGAAGGCGTGGGCTGCCGAGAGTGCGCTGGGCAGCCTGTTCCCAGATCGTTGGGATTTTCGCACCAAAAAGCACTTGCCCTCGCCTTGGGCTCTCAAAGCGGAGCGCGAGAGAAACATCAAGCGCTACCAGGTCAAGATGAACGAGGCGCTCAAGGCGATCGAGGAGTTCCTCCAGTCCGACCGATCACAGAAGGGCGTGCGCCCGGAGCTGGAACAGATACAGATCGAGGGCTTCCCCGTCATCCTTCGGGGCTGGAACGTCCTCGACAGTTCCGACGCGAAGAAGTCGATCGGCATCATCCGCGACGGTCTGAATCTCTACAAAGAGAACGCATCAAAGCGCCTGCCGCTACTGCTCAAGTACAAGCTCCCGTTTCACGCGGCGTGGGAGTGCCACGCTGACCAGGCAGCGACCTACAACCGAGCAGGCAACGGCCGGATCAAGCTGTGCATGAGCTGGCCCACGGCTGGACGGACAGACATCAAGCGCATGGCCCACGTCATCGCTCACGAGATGGGCCACCACATCTGGCAGAAGGTTCTCAGCGGAAAGGCTCAGAAGTTCTGGGAAGCCGCTATCGACGCCGACTGGGCTCCGCTTGATCTTCGCAAGCTCCTCCGAATCTGGCCAGAGGACGTGAAGTTCTCCAGCTCGCTGGCTAGCAGGCTCGCGGAGAAAGACCCGACATTGTCTCTCCAGATCGAGGTGGCCAACTCTCCCTACGGCGGCAAGGGAACGAGCTTCTCTACTCGCGAAGATGCCGAGCACTTGGTTGAGCAGGGCAAGACTGTTCTCTCCCTCAAGAATCCCATCACGGAGTACGCCACCAAGAACAACGAGGAGGCGTTCTGCGAAGCGGTAGGGAGTTTGGTGGGGTACGGCCCTCGGACGCTACACCCTCTGACACGGCGCTGGCTCCAGACGATTCTACCTGGGATGCGTCTAGGCTCGACGCGCATCAGCGAGATGCTTCGGTCTAGCTTGACAATTTCACCAATCCGGTGATATCCAGACCCCTCTGATTTTTCTTCCGTGCGGTTCCAACCAGCGTAAAGAATAGGGGAGAGGTGCGCATGTTCGTCGTTCTTGAGGGCATAGATGGGTCGGGGACTACCAGCGTTTCCCGTAAGGTTGTCGAGGCTTTGGGCCAGAGGCGGGTACCTGTCGTCTGGACGCGCGAACCATCTGACGGTCCGATGGGCAGGCTCATGCGCCAGATGCTCTCCGGCAAGATGGAGATCGACAGGCGCGCCGCGCTGGGGCTATTCGTATCCGACCGCTGGTGGCACATCCAGAACGTCGTCCAACCCTCCCTCGCCCAAGGAAAGGTCGTCGTGTGCGACCGCTACGCCTACTCCACCTGGGTCTACCAGCAGGACACGTGGTCCACCCGGCTGCTCAAGGAGATCATGGCGGATCTGCCGGCGCCCCAGGAGGTGGGCGGGCGGCTGGGCTTCGCGGTGCTCAAAGAGCCCGTCGAAGGCAACCCCTATCTGGAGCCGTTCTACCAGGACCAGAAGCGCTGGGCGTGGGCGATGCAAGTAGAGCTGCTTGCGCAGCGGTATGCTCTCCAGCAGCACGCCGCCACGATCGCTGTGGGGGCCGGCGAGTGGAACGGAGCCATTCTCGACCGATCGATCTCGGGGGACCGCGTCTTCTGCAAGATGCACAGAGACGCCGGAAACATCAGCGACCTGGAGTGGCAGACCTACGAGAAGTTCTACAACATCATGTGCATGACGCTGCTGCCCCCCACGCTGATTGTCTACCTGGACTGCACGCCGGAGACAGCGCTAGAGCGCATCCATCGCCGCGACCGCGCGGCCGAGCGCGGAGGGCTCGACCTCGACTACCTCGTGCGGCTCCAGGCCGGCTACAACGACTTGTGGCGCGAGGCGGAGCACGGGCTGATGCCTTGGGGGCACGCGGTCAAGGTCATCACCCTGCTCTGGGATCCGATCCGCGACACACCCGACTGGGACAGGCACGCCGCCAAGATCAAGGATATCTGTGAGAGGCGCCTTGGGTGAAGTTCGATCCACACCGACCACTCCTACCTCAACTTGCTGAGGTCTTTGACCCCAAGCGACACGGCACCACTGTGCCTGCCATCCTCGAAGAGATGGCCCGTCGACTCGATGCGCTGGACGGCGTCAAGTTCAACATCGCCCGTCGATTCACGCTGGTAGACGCTGCCCTGGAGGAAGCCGGTCTCCGGCCAAGCTACAAGCCGCCGGGGTTAGCATCTGGGCATGAGGCTTCGGATCCGGAACGGCCGCGCGGTGATGGGCAAGCAGACTCCCCCGGGGAAGGTCAAGGTCCGCCGCAAGGATAACGGAAAGGTGACCTTCGTCTCCCCTGAGACGTTGGAAAGTCATCCGGACCGCTACGACACCGCGCGCTCCCGCCGCGAAGAGAAGCAGAACCGCAAGGATCTGGCCCGCCAGGAGCGTGAGAAGCGCAACCTGGAGTATCAGAAACAGAAGGCTGAGCAGCCCGAACCGACTCGCACCGAGAAGGGACGGCAAGACGCCTTGCACAAGAAGAAGATCGAGCGTGAGGAGAAGAAGCAGAAGCTCCGCAGCCGGGTGAAGCAGCGCATCAAGAAGAAGAAGCAGAAGGCTCGGCAAGAGCAGAAGGACCGACGCAAGCAGCTCCAGGATAAGGCCAAGCAGATCCAAGAGCAGCGTGACCGCACGAACCAGTGGTCCAAGATCAAGGACGACCATCCGGAGCTGAGCCCCAAGGAGCAAGAGGATCGGCAGAAGACGTTCATGGAGACTGGAGTCGATTCTGGTGGCCGCTCTACCAAAGCCATCCGCTGGTGGTTCAAGAACTACGGTGGGGGATCCCAGGAAGAGGGCTCCCAACCGAAGCGCCTCGACAAGAAGTCGATCCAGGATCACTTCAAGTACGGACCCAAGCCCAACAAGAAGGGCGAGTGCTCTGGGGGCTTGAAGGCGATCCCCATCCGAAGTTCGGGAGGATCTCCCTTCACCATTTGCGTGGACCCGAATGTCTACGACCTCAAGAAGGGGAAGTGAAGTACCCCGAGGTCGTCTTATTCGCGGGGCTCGGTATTCTCCTGGCTCTGCTCTGGTGGCTGACACGATGAAGCTGAGCGAGATCATCAGGAAGGCGGGCAAGACCCGGACGCTGCTGTTCGCTCAGCCCAGCGCACAGACAGCTCGGGTGCTGGGAGCCCTAGGAGCTTCATTCAACAATGAGGCGGGAGGCTACGTGTTGGAGGTCAACCTGCCTCCACAGGAGTCTGGGTCAGCCCGCATCTTTCATCTAGCGGAGCCCACCGAGCGCGTGTCGTGGATCTCCGTTCGCAAGTCCAAGGGCCTCTATCAGATCGACGCCTTCGGCTAAGAGAGGAACGTGCCATGCGACTCGGTGAGTTCTACGAGCTTCAGCTTCGCTACGCGATGTCGGACATGGAGGCTAAGGAGACCCTCGGCTTCAAGCCGGGCGAGAACCCGACCCCCGACGCGGTGAACCGTGCGTACAAGAAGAGGGCGTTCGAGAACCACCCTGACCGTGGTGGTGACCCGACGATGATGGTCAAGGTCAACGTCGCCCGCGACATCCTCCTTGGGAAGCAGAAGGCGGACCGGCCGCGGACCACGAGCCCGAGCTACACGAGCCGGCCGACCTACCGAACTGAGACCAAGCCACCTCCCGAGCCGATCAAGGTGTCCTTCGATGAAGCTGCTCGGTCTGCCAGCGTTCCGCTGACCGGGGTCGAGTGGAAGTTCAAGACCGACAGCGGATACGGCCGCGTCAGCAATGGCACGCGATCAGGCTTCGTGGCCTACGGGGTCACCAGCGACCAGCATGTGTTCGTAGCTGTCGAGCACTACGCCGACCGCGGAAACATGTTCACCCCGCTCGACATCGACAAGTACGAGATGTGGGTCAAGAAGGTCCCCATCGGTCAGGACCTGGCGAACGTCGCGCCCAAGGTCATCCGAGACCTGTGGGGCCACTTCGACCGCGGCATCAAGAAATACAACGCCAAGGTCCAAGTCTTCGACAAGAAGATGACCTTCGCCGACGTGAACCGTCACTACGGCGGCCGTTCGGTCTCGTTCAAGAACGCGATGGGTCTGCTGGGTGAGAAGACGCCCGACGCCTGGAAGGGCAAGATCACTGTCGTGCTGGAGCTGGGCGAAGAGGTCAACATACCTACCAACAAGTACGCCTACAAGCCCTGCCGGCCACACCTCGTCATCAACGGGAAGGTCTTCAAGCTAAGCGACCAGTCAGCCGCTCTGGCTGACAAGATCAACCTCTACCAACTGATGTGGGGCAAGAAAGGCTACTGGTACTGCGGCTCCAGCAAGAAGGACATCACCAAGATGCGGGACAAGAAGAAGTGGCTGGGGTTCTGGCGGGACATCTGCAAGAAGGCCAACGAGCCCAAGGAGCTGATCGACGCGCTCGAAGCAGCTATGGGTGGGGAGAAGCGTTAGTCAGGCCGCCTTCTCCATCGAAGCCACCCAGGCGTCGAACTCGTCCTGGGCCATCTCGGACAGATCACCTTCCATCTCGCGAACTTCGCGGAGAGCGGCGTCGCGCTCCTCCACGTCGAACAGCTCGCCTGGAAGGTCCACGCTCGGGGTCAGTCGGCTGTCTTCCATATCTTGCCTCCGTGCCACTCTTTAAGTATGCTCTATGTAGTACAGAATGTCAAGCACGGTCAGAGAGAAAGCCCGCAGAAAGTCCCGGGTTAGTTTGGAGCATGGCCGATGATTCTCGGATGCTGCCTCGTGTTGGTGTCGTCTTCGATCTGGACGGTACGCTCATCGACTCGACGCACGAGTTCGTCCCCGATGACTTGACCGAACTGCTGAAGGACGAGCCGCTAGAGCCGACCTATTCTGAAGCGAAGGTCTGGGAGACCAAGACGATGACGGTCGACGTGGTGTACCTCACCGCGCGAGACGCCATGCTCTGGCCTGTCTCCAAGATCTGGCTGTCGAGTCACAAGCTGTTCGGCAAGCTGATCTGCCGGCCGCCGAGCGTTCCTCCGGAGGACATCCCGATCTGGAAGGCCGAGACCGTGCTCCAGCTCGCCTGCCAGCACGGGTGGCAACACGTGACCGTCTACGAGAACGACCCGACGAACCTGGCCGCGATCCAGGCTGTGCTCCCCCCAATGACGGTGAGCCCCACCCTGGTCAAAGCGGACGGCGACAAGACGGTCCCCGAGTCCACGGTGACAGGTCTGCCTGAGCAGGACATCATCAACCTCAAGATCCTTATGGGCCGGCTGGCCCCCGACGATCCCTCGTGGAAGTCCTTGCTGCTGCGCAAGTGGCCGAGCCGGTCGGCCCTCCTAGACGCAGCTCTCGACTACATCCCCGGCAAGTTCAAACGTCGCATGTTCCGCCAGCTCGTGGACGAGATCTGGATGGGACATCGGGCATAGGATAGGCCATGAAAACCTCCGCCTCCCGTAGAGCCAAGACCAACGTCAACCACATCGAGCAGGCCCGTGCCGAGGTCACCTTCAACGGCAAGAAGGCGATCATGACGCTCGACTGGGAGAAGCCCTCTCGCTTCTACATCCACGTCAGGGGCGGAGGCATCAACAAGGTCATCGACGAGGAGCACGATCCACGTGCCATTCTGCTGTCGTGGACGAAGGCGATGAAGAAGTACCAGGGCAATCTGGTCGACCGCTCGGTCAGCCAGAAAGATCTCGCTCAGCGGCAGCGACAGCTCGCGTCGAGCTTCACGCTGCGGTTCGCGAGCCGGTTCTTTGCACCCGAGCTCCTCCGAGCGATCTACCTCGCCAACGTCGCGCAGGTCCGTCGGGAGTCCTTCTGGAAGGCCGTGGCCGAGGCCGACTACAAGTCGTTCATCGCCAAGAAGTCCAAGGAGTGGGGGGTGTCCAACCCCATGGAGCTGAACGACGAGCAGAAGCGCAAGTTCTTCGAGGAGGTCGACAAGGGGTGGAAGTCGAAGGACGAGTCCAGTGGCGCAGCCGGTGACACCGCCTACCAGGCGTACATGCGCAAGATGCTCAAGAAGTGGGGCGTGCAGAGCCCAGCCGATCTGAACGACGAGCAGAAGCGCAAGTTCTTCGAGGAGGTCGACAAGGGGTGGAAGTCGAAGGACGAGAAGGGGGCCGAAGTCGAAGCCGGAGGGGGCGAACACGAGAAGGATCTGGCCAAGGTCCACCAGCAGTTCGCCAAGGACGTGGCCTCCCAGATCCACGCCATCAAGCCTGGGACTCCCACGGGCAGCTACTGGAACTCCGGCCTGCTGCTGAATGTCGGCCCGCTGTTCGGCGAGCGCCACGTGGCGCTTCCCTTCACGGTCGGCGCGCAGTGGTCGCCAAAGAACCAGTACGAGTTCTACGTCAACATCCAGACCTCAATGGGCTCCCGAGAGACCGAGGCCAAGTGGAAGCCCTACTTCGAGGCGCTGGCCTCCCTAATCCCCCAGGCGCTCAAGTCTGCGCTGTCGCGATACGGCAAGGTCTCCGTCAACAAGGTCGGAGGCCAAGGCTGGCCCGGTGTCTGGGTGCAGATCGGGGACGACAAGATCCAGGAGGCTCTCCAGGGTCTGCCGAAGCTCGCCCGACCGCTCGGCAGCGCGATCGACAAGACCCTCAAGAGCATCAAGCCGCCCAAGCAAGCATCGGTGCGAACCGCTGCCCTGTCTCTGGGCAAGAAGGACATGCTCGTCTTGCGGTCATTCGCTGACCAGAAACCCGCCAACGGCCCAAAGCTCACCACGGACGGTACTCGTCTGGACGGCAACTGGATGGGCGGTACGGGTATCGCTAAGTGGAAGGGGGGCAAGGTCCATCTCAACGACCTCGGCAGCCGCGCTGCGCAGCAAGTCCAGCTCGCTCTCAAGAAGTACGTGGCCAAGAATCGCTTCGCCTCCGTGCGTTCGGCACAGACCCCAGATCAGGAACGGGCGCTGGCAGACCTGGGATGGAGCGAGCGAGACATCGACCACATGTCCGGCCGCCAGATCGAGATCATCCTGAAACGCAAGACGCGAAAACGGCGGTAGCCGATGAAGAACGCGATCGAGATGCTCCGTGCTGTGGGCGCTTGGGAACGGGACGTTCAGAACCGTCCTCGTCATCGAGCCTTGCCCCATAGCCGCATGAGCATCGCTGAGCGGGCCAAGAGCGTCACGCTCGTCACCTTCGCAGTGGTCGAGGACTTCGACGACCTGAACCGGCCGCACGCCTATATCACCGCGACAACCATCAATCCTCCGCCGGCTGGCAGCGGGAAAGCGCACAAGACGGAGGCCCGACTCTACAACCCATTCGGTAAGTCGTCGCCCACGTGGGTGAGCTGCGACTGCGGAAATTTCCGCTACACGTGGGAAGAATTCCTCGTGCCGCACCACTCCTCGTCGAAGCGCTACGTGAACGGGCCGAACAAGGGGGTTCGGAATCCCGCCAAGATCCCCGCGCTCTGCAAGCACCTCGTCAAGCTGCTGACCTACGCGACGCGCTCGGCCAAGGTCCGCAAGGTGTTGTTCCAGGCGCCCAGCCTCCGTGAGCTGGGGCTGAAAAAGAGCATCATGAAGCAGCGTGGGATCCCCCAGACGATGGGCAAGCGGCCTCGTCCGGTTGTCGAACGTCCTACGAACCTCCGATTCAAAGGACGACCGAGGAAATGAGACTCTCTCGATTGGTAGGAGCCAATTGTTGTGATCAACCCGTCTCTCCCTTCGAAGGGAGCGGTCGCCATGGTATGGGGCGCTCCTGCGACTACTGCCCGTCCGAAGCGATCAACTACGCATGGGACCGCTACGTCTGCTCACTGCACCAGGAGGCTGCGAAGCGGGACTACGACGAGGCCGAATCGCGTGGAGGCTCGCAGCCCAAGATCGCCGCGGGTCCTGCCGAGACACTCCAGCGAAACTTCGAGAAGCAATATGGGAATGCCGAGGGAGAGGACGAACAGGAGTACGAAGAGGACGACGGTGAGCTGGACGCCAACATCCCCGACATCGACGTGGACGAGAAGAATCGCCAGGTCGCTGAGATCGGTGCTGGGATCGTCGAGGCCATCATCCGCAAGGAGAACGGCAAATACTGCGTGCGCAGCCCGAACAATCCCAAGTGGAACGGCGGCTGCTACGACAGCAAGGGAGCGGCCGAGAAGCGCCTGAAGCAGGTCGAGTTCTTCAAGCACAAGGGCGGGACCTTCATGTGGGAAGGCAGCCTCTACGCAGCCGACACAGCAGGGGTCTGGCAGTACAACGTTCGAAAGGCTGCGTGGTTGCCTTACCATCTGTGGTCTGTGGAGGCAGATGTCACAGGCATCCACCGCAGCCGCACTCGCTCCGATCACCCGAAACGATCGTCTGGCATCCTGTTCATCTGCCAGGGTCGCGTGCTTCTCGTGCGTAGGGCTCACGACGAGAAGCACCCGAACGTCTGGTCGATCCCCGGAGGGCATCTCAAGCTCGCGCGGGACGGGATGCCGAGAGATCCGTGGGGCAACGCGCTGCGCGAGGTCCGAGAGGAGATGGGGAGCCTGCCTCCTGGAACCGGCCGCGCCACCAAGAAGCACAGGGCGATCACGAAGAGGGGCAAGACCTACGTGACGTACATCGTCGAGCTTCCCCCGGGCGCGATGAAGTGGCGTCCCCAGCTCAATCCGGAGCACGCGGCCTATCGCTGGTGCAACCCGAAGCAGGTCAAGGCCCTCAAGCTGCATCCCAACCTGCGAAACGTTCTCAAGAACAGCCAGGTCTGGGAGGGCAAGTTCTACACGACTGTCAACATCGTGATGGAGCGCGACGCTTCCATCGGCGACGTGATCAAAGAGCAGACGGACCAGGTCAACCTCGTCAACGCAGCGGCCAAAGAGGTCTTCGGCTCGCTCGCGAAGGACATGCGGTTCGTCCGCATGGAGCTGACGACCGTGATGCACGGACCACCCGGATACGTCCCGGTAGCTGGAGTGGACGGCGTGATGCGCAACGGCAGCGACGAGCTGTACTTTACGCTGAGCGTCTCTCCCCGTAACGGAAAGTACCGGGTGCTGCTCACCACCAAGAAGGTCGGCTACAAGGTCGCGGCCACCTTCCGCACGTCGGCGGGTATCCCCAAGTGGGTGATCAAGAAGCTGAACTCCCTGGATCTCGGATGAACATCCCAGATACCCCCTACCTGTACGAGGCTACGGTCGACCACGTGATCGATGGCGACAGCGTGTGGCTCCGCCTCACGAAGTCCGTCATGATCGACTTCGGCTTCAAGCAGATCGACAACATCATCCGGGAGACAACCCAGAACTTCCGCCTACTCGGTATCAACGCTGCGGAGACCCGCGCGCCTACGAAGGCGGCAGGTCTGGTAGCCAAAGCGGAGCTGGAGCGCCTGCTGAGCTTGGGGCCTCTCCAAGCGGTGACCACCAAGGCAGGCAAGTACGGCCGCTACCTGGTAGACCTCTACGTGACGGTCGGCGACCAGATCCTCTACGTCAACTCTGAGATGCTCAAGTGCGAGTTCGTGGTCCCTTATGGGGATCCCATTCCTGTGACCTGGCACGACAGCCCGGCCTGATTTCTGGTCTAGTGTAGGGTGACATGAAACTGTCAGAGCTGATGCGTTCGGCCGCGACAACGGATCCGGAGGAGGCCCGCCAGGTCATCGCCGAGTTCCAGGAGTATGTCGAGCGCAACCAGTTCGGCTTCAGCAAGATAGGGGGGACGCCCCTCCAGCGCGAGATTGGGAACCTGCTACGTCGGTTGGCAACGGTCTCTGAGATGCTGGAGCTGGTCGAAGAGACTGGCGAACCCCTGGAGACTTAGGAGATCGGACATGCCGGACAAAGAACAAGCAACGAAGCTGCTGGGCTTCAGGGACGACGACGGCAAGCTCGTGTGCCCGGCAGATGTCGTGGACTCGTCGAAGTCCTACACGTGTCATCTGGGCGCCGAAGACGGTTCGTACACACCGTCCGAGAGCGACCTCCAGGCCGTAGGCGATCTGCTCAAGGCCATCGGGCTGAGCGGATCGGTCACCGCCGAGAAGGGCAAGGGAGGCACCGTCTTCAAGAACAAGGCGGGTGTCGTGATCTGCCGCATGGTCGAAGGCTCGGCTGCCAAGAAGGCTCCTCCGCCCTCTCCGCCCCCTCCGCCTCCCGAAGCAGAACCCGCGCCAGAGCCAGAACCAGCTCCAGAGCCCAAGGTCGAAGAGGCCATCTCCGAGGTTCCCACGCAGCCCGAGGGGGCAAAGGCCCGCGACAGCGCTTCGGCCAAGAAGACCTCCACGCGAAAGAAGAAGCCGCGAAGGAAGTAGGTGTCAGACGATAATACCGACCGTCGCCCTCCTGACCAACGACGGCGGAAGAAGAAGAAGCGGCGGGAGGTCAGCCGCTCGGACAAGCAGCCTCAGAGCAAGGATCTCTTCGATCCAACCGAGCTTCTGGAGGCCGCGATTGCCCAGGGCCTCGAAGCTGGCTACGCCGAGGTCGACGACAGAGATATACCCAGGGCAAACAACGTCGTCGAGTGGCTCACAAGCCCTGATTTTCTCAACATAAAACCGTTCGCGAAGCAGGTCGAGGACGCCATCCATGTCTTCACAGCGGCCTGCTACTTCTGTAGTGACACGGACTACCTACTCGACATCCCGGTCGACGAGAAGCTGGCCAACATCCTCGACCGGGCCACCCTCATGCAGCGCGGACGGTGCCCAAAATGCAAGCGCCGCGCTGTTGAGATGCGCTACGAGTGGTGCCTCGACCCAGGCAACGATGGCCTTGGTATCCTCAAACCGGATCCACCCAACGACATCTGCTGTCTTGAGGGACAGCGGTCGGGCAAGAGCACCAAGACCGCGATGTACGCGACCTGGGTGCTACATCGCTTCCTCAACCTGGGAAATCCCACCAAGTTCTTCGGTCTCCTGGAAGCCGTCGGCGCGTTGCACGGGACCTTCGTCTCAGTCACAGCCAAGCAGGCGTGGGAGAACCTTTGGCAGCCCTTCAGCGACCTCATCGACTCTGCCCCGTGGTTCAAGACCTACCACAAGTGGCTCGATGACCAGGGAGAGGAGCTGGGAATCTCCCTCTGGCACAAGCCCGACACGTACCTCTGGTACGGCCACAAGCGTCTGGCTCTCAGCTTCGCTCCGGCCGACCAGCGGACGTTGCGCGGGCGCACGCGGTTCATCTCTGCGGTAGACGAGCTGGGCTGGTTCGGGGCTTCGAAGGACCGCTCAGGGACCTCTCGCGTTCGCGCGGATGGTGATGGAACGGTCCGTGCGCTAGACCGATCCCTCGCGACGATCCGGAACTCGGCATCGAAACGCCGCAAGAATCGAGGCCAGAACTGCCCTGACGGCTACCAGTTCACGATCTCCAGCCCCTCCGCGGCGACAGATCCGATGATGCGGCGCTACAAGCGATCGAACCGCAGCCCTCGGCGGTACTCCGTCCTCCGGGCGACGTGGGAGAGCAACCCCATGTTCACGGAAGAGACGCTGCGCGAGCAAGAGGGCGATGTCACCGAGCGTGACTTCCTGTGCGACTTCGCCTGCAATCCTCCGTACTCCGACGATCCCTGGTGGGAGAGCGAGTCTGCCCTCCTCGATCTCTGCTCCAAGAAGGACGTGCGCCTGTGGAGTGGCACCGCGGAGATGCTGAAGGACAAGGCAGGCGGGCGGTTCCGCTACCTGTACTACAAGTTCAGCGCGCTGTCCTCAGACATGACGCTTCCTCGCTGCCTGTCTTTCGACAACGGGGAGAAGAACAACAGCTTCGCCTGGGCCGTCTCGCGGTTTGACAAACAGAACGACACAGTGCTGGTTGAAGAAGCGGGAGAGGTTGCGCCAGGGGACAACGAGCGCATTCACCACGGGCTGATGTGGGAACACGTCATAGAGCCCTTGGTCAAGCGCTTCCGGTTCCTGCATGTGGTCTGGGACCGTTGGGAAAGTACCCGCTATGTCGCTGACCTACGGACCAAGTACGGTATCCGAGCCGAGCAGTACAGCCCTGGGATGAAGGACGGCAAGAACCTGCGCTCGGACATGAAGAACTCCAAGATCCTGCTGCCGATGCCCGAGTGTCCCATCGACAAGCTCCCGATCGAGAACCCGGTGGAGCTGGCGCGCACTCCCCGTGCTCACCTACTGCTCCAAGTCCTGACCTCCCGAGACGGCAACGGTCTCCCCCTCAAGCCCCAAGGTGGCAACGACGACATCCTCCGCGCTGTGCTCCTGGGCCGCGTATTCATCCGGGACAACGAGAACGACTACGGTCGCTACCGATATTCTGGCAGTGGACGGTGCGTGGGCATCGGTGTGGGTGGAGCTGTCGGGCGCGGACAGGGCCTTGTTTTTGGTCACGGCGGCCGGCCGCTAGGGGTCGGACCTCGATACTGATTTCGGGATTAGCATTTGGCCAGATAGGAGTGATCCATCATGGCCAGGATCCCGACCCTCCACCAGTGGGTGGACAGCTACTTCCAAGGGCAGCACGTTCATCCGGAGGTCCGGAAGGAAGTGCGCACCGCTCTGCGTATCGCGGGCTTCTCCGCAGGAGTTTCCGTCAAGCGCGAGAGTCTGGCGATCAAGATCGCGCACCGCGTCGTTCACAACGATGCGATGTCGGTTCAGGCCGAAGCGAGAGTCGCCGCCGTCGTCAGTGCGGACAGCGCGTGCCCCCGCTGTGGGTCCGCGATGGTCGACGCGAAGCTGGCGACCGGCACGCAGTCCCGCTACTGCTCGAACCCCAAGTGCCGGGTCTGCGCCTACGTCGAGTAGGCGAAGGTGACTTTTGTTCACGATCACTCGTAAGCGGCTCGGAGGTCCCGGCCTCCGAACTGCCAGCAACGGCAGCGCGACGGCGAATGCCTCTCCTCACTTGAGGCAGGCGGCGGGCGACTTCCCGATCCCTGTTGGCCCTTCCGGCTCTAATCAGCAGTACACGCAGCTCAGCCCAGTCACCGAGAGGCTAGAGCGCGGTACGGTCGCCCACGACTGGATCCCACGAGACACCCGCACGATGAACCGCGTTGTGCGGCTCATCTACCTCACGGATCCCGTAGCCGGACCAGCCATCGACTTCTACCGTGAGGTTCCGTTCGGACCCGTGGTGCTTGGGGGGATCAAGGACGAGAAGCTCCTCCAGTTCTACACGGACGCGCTCGACGCTATCAAGCTCCAGCGGCATCTTCCGTTTCTCGCGGGGGACATCCTGGTCGAGGGTCGGTTGATCACACACCTCCTGCTCAACGAGTCGAAAGGCTACTGGCAGGAGATGATCGTCCACGACTCCGACTATGTGCTGGTCGAGCCCTCTCCCATCGTCGGGGAGGAACCCACGATCGACCTGATGGTCCCTCCCTCCTATCAGCGGTGGGCCACCAGTGCCGACCCGCGTGTTATCGCTCAACGCAAGCGACTCGATCCCAAACTCGTCACGATGATGGCAGCCGGAGCCACGATTCCGCTCTCCCCAGAGAACACCATCTTCGTGCCTCGTCGCTCCAGTGCGCATGACGTGATGGGCACCTCGCTGTTGATGCGGATCCTCCCTGTCATCGCAGTCGAGTGGGCCTATCTGCAATCTGAGGTCACAGGTCTGCGCCGCCGGGCTGCCCCGTGGACGATCGCCAAGGTCGGCATCGAGGACAAGTGGGAGGCGACACCCGAAGAGATGATGGCGATCCAGGACATGATGGTCGCTGCCGAGGAGGATCCTGTAGGCGCGAAGCTCGTCTTCCGCAACGGCGTGGAGATCGAATCGACCTCTGCCCATCACACCGAGCTGGCGAAGTGGATCGAGCAGTGGGGTGTGTTCAAAGAGGCGAAGCTTCAGGGCCTCGGGATGAACGAAGCCTTCGCCACAGGAGAGGCGTCCTGGTCGTACTTGGAGTCGATGTTGTCGCTCGGCATGGAGCGCATCCGCAACTTCCGTCAGTTCATCGCAGTCGAGGTTGTGCGCGAAGGACTGCTGGCACCGCTCGCCAAGATGCACGGCTTCTACAAGCGGTCGCAGGCAGAGCTGGCCCACCGCATTCGTGTGTCTCCCAACACCGACGACAACCTCCTCGTTCCCACCTGCGAGTGGAGCCGTTCGCTGCAACCGACAGCAGACCGCGACTACCTCGACATCTTGGAGATGCTCGAAAGCAAGGGGCTTCCGATCCCACTGCGCAAGTGGGCGCAGGCTGGCGGATACGACCTCGAAGAAGCGTTGGGAGGTACGAAGGGCGACATCGATCTTCGCAAGCGGCTCGCGGCCTACAAGAAGCAGATCGAAGCGATCGACGGGCCACAAGAAGACGAAGATGGCGGCGGCAGTCGCTACAGCAGCGCGATCATCACCGAAGCGGTGGCTGAGCTTCCGGTCTGGGATCAGATGGGCGAGTTTCTCACGCTGCGCCGCGGGGAGGTCTCGCGGATGGCGGACTACATGGAGTCGCTCCACGTCAACGGCCGCAAGCCCGGAGTGCGTGACTGGAGCCGCATTGAAGCGCGCATGAAGGACGACGGCATCTCCTACACGAAGATCCGATCGTTTCGCTATCTCGTTACCCGAGCCGGGTTCATCGACGCGCCGCTCCCCAACAAGACTGTCGTCAAGGTGCGCGACGAGATCCTGCGCAAGCTCAACGGCCGCACCCCTGATCGCCACGCGATGCGAGAAATCTACTGGCTCAATCACGAGCTGGACAAACGCGAGATCGAGGATCCACGCGAGGTCGTCAGTCGCGCCGTCCCCAACGTGAGCGCCGCTCCTTGGGTTCGTCCAGCAGGACCACGCCTGCTCACTGGGGAGGGCTTCGAGGAGGGTTAGGCTACAGCATGAAACGCTCACCTTCTGTCCATACGAGGTCCCGAACGCTGCCCCGACACGTGGCAACCACGCGCGTGAAGACGACGGAGTGGCGTCGGTCGGAGGAGGGCGGTCTGATCGTCCCCGCTGGGTATGCAGGCATCAGCCAAGGTAGTGGGCAGGCCAACGTGGTCCCCGCGCTGCGAACCTGGGAGGGCTATCGGCTGGAGGTCGATCGCAACCAGACCGGGCGGTCCGTTCTCGTCACGGCCGGAACGTTGCCTCAGCCTGTGCTCGACATCTCCTGGCTCAAGGCAGCGGCCGAGGTCTACGACCTCAGCCCGGACCCGAAGGACTACGTCTTCACCGAAGTCCCCGCCAACAACGCCGACCTTCCCAACAGGAACATGGACGCTTTCCCCTACAGCGAGCTGGTCAAATATCGACCGATCCTGGGGATGATGGCGTACCAGAGCTACCGCGGGAAGCTCTGCTCTGCGAACCACGACAACAAAGACCCGCTCAAGGCCAAGGGGCTGAACTTCGACGCTCAGATGGTCCAGATCAAGGGCCACTGGCACACGAAGGTCATCTCGGGCTGGTGCCTCACTGGCGACACGATGGTGCAGACCGACAAGGGCCTCGTGTCTCTCGTCGAGTTTCAGCAGGCAGGCGTGTCTCAGGTGCTGACGCAGAAAGGCTGGCGCCCTGTTCTACACTGGTTCGACCGAGGCTTTCGACCTGTTACGCGCATCACGCTCAACGGTGGCGCCTCTTTGACAGGGACCAAAGACCACGAGATCAAGGTTCTGAACGAAGACCTGTCCATCGGGTTCCAGTCGATGGGGACTCTGACGCCTTCGGATGTCGTGCTTGTCAAGAAGGGCGAGACAGTCGCAACAGAGTGCATTCTGCCTCCAGCACCCGAACCAGACCCGAACGACAAGCGTGGGCTGCCTAAGTCCATCACAGCACCCTCGAAGATGACACCTGAGCTAGCTCGCATTCTGGGCTATCTCGTCGCTGAGGGTACCTGCAACGAAAAGTACACGCTCAAGTTCACCAACACGGACGACGCGCTGATTCATGAGTTCAAGCGTTGCTGGTTGACGTGCTTCGGTGAAGCACTGGAGGAAAAACCAGATGACCGTGGACACGTCGATCTCGTAGCTTGCTCAATTCTGGAGCGACAATGGTTCGACCAGATCGGACTTGGTTACGAGACATCAAAGACCAAAAAAGTTCCCTGGAGCATCTTTAGGGCGTCCCGTCAACACCAACTAGAGTTTCTAGCTGCGTACTGGGAGGGAGACGGCAGCATCTCCAGCGCAGGGGCGCTGAGGTTCTACTCCTACTCACCGAGGCTACGAGAGGGCATTCATCAGCTTCTATTAGGTCTCGGCTACTACGGGAAGATCCGATCAACGTCTGTCGAATTGGACGTGGAGAGAAGCTGCCAGCTCGTCAAGCATTTTCGGGTGACATCTTCGTGGCGGCAATCCCAACTTGATCTGCTCAAGAATACGGCGGGCAGTCGTGTAGGAGAGAGAATCCCCTACGTTTTGGACGTGTTACGGTCGTTCAAGGAAGGTCGTCGTGTAACCGAAGAGTCTATGGCAGCTCGCGCAGAGCGCGAGGGAGTGCCCCTGCGCACGCTCTACAATCAAGGAGAGCGAAGCGGAAAAACCCGCTGGGATAAAGAATCCTACCGTGCTGACGACGGATCGCTTGTGCCTGGACCCTTCAAGTTGCCAAAGGGAACAAGGCAGACAACGATATCTCGCGAGGAGCTGCGCGAGGCTGCGCTCTTTGTGCAGAAACTCTCCCCGTCTCTAGCCGAGTCTCTTTTCGAGATAGCACAAGGGGATCTAGTTTTCAGCCAGGTGACGGCGGTCGAAGATGCAGGCGAGCGTTGGGTCTTCGACATCGAAGTCGAGGGTGAGCCTGAGTTCTGGGCCAATGGATTCATTGCCCACAACTGCCGTCAGAAGGACGCTCGGCTCGCCAATCGCATCCTGGCGAACAAGGATGCCGGCTACTCGATGGCGTGCCTCATCGGCGGCGCAGCCTGTTCGGTCTGCGGCTACTTCTCGCAAGGCACGGTCACGTGCCGTCACATCAACGGTGGTGTCGGCAAGGGCACCGTCATGCCCACCGGCGAGCTGGTATACGACCTGTGTCGCGACCTCAACTTCTGGGAGCTGGCGCACGTCGAGGACCGCGCTGACATCGACGCGATCAAAGACTGGGCGCAGGGCTGATGCGTCTCAGCGAGATCATCCGTGCGGGTCGGTATGTGGTGGCCAAGAGCAACCCGGCCAAGCCCGCATTCAAGCACATGGAGAAGGCTGTCGAACAACTCGGGATCGTCAACAAACTGATCCACGACATGCGAGAGCCTGAGATGGAACACCTACGGGGCCGGATCAGTCAGGTCGCTCGCGACCTTACCAAAATCATGGTTCCGCTATCCCAACGAGCGAGGCAGCCGTGAAAATCAGTGAGTTCATCTGTCAGGCTGCCAAGGATCCGAACGAGATGTTCGCGCTCGGGTTCAAGGCAGGCAAGAAAGCTCTGGGTTCCGGGTCGGTCTACGACTTCGAGAAAGAACGAGAGTACGTCAAGAGCCTCAAGACCTCGTTCGCCCAGGCGCTGAGCCGGCAACCCGCGAAGACGAACAAGGCGTTCAAGGACGGCTTCACGGCCGGATTCTTCGACGAGATAGAACGTCGGTTCCACCCTCCCGAGATGCAGAGGCACCTGAGCGACATCCAGGAGAAATGGCGCTCTCAGTTGAAAGGGCTCAGCCGTGCTTCCTCTGTACGGGCCAAGAGCAACGCAGCCAAGCGATCCGGGTCTCGTCGGGTGAGGACCGCGCAACATCGAGACCCTGAGAAGGTCGCGACAGCTCTCCAGAAGGGGGCCAAGGGCCTCTACAACGCGCGGGGCACCGGAGGCTTCCGCGACGCCTGGAGCTGGCTCGGAGAGATGCTCAACGACGCGACCGGGTTCTCCGGCAGCGGCTTCTACCACGACAAGAAGCTCACCGAGCTGAAGGACCGGCTCTACAAGCTCGACTTCGAGATGGGTCAGGCCGCGTCCAGCATGGAGGCCGCTGCTCTCCAGATCAAGAAGCAGCACAAGGCGAACCAGGCGAAGAAGTAAGCGCGCTCGCACTCGGGGTTAGGATCCACCATGAAACTCGGCCGCATCGTTCGGGCAGCGTTTGTGGAGCGGCACGTGGTACGAGAGGCCGCGGGCGCGGCGGACTGGATCTCGCCCAAGCACAAGCAGAAGAAGCCGAAGACGGGAGACCCACACCCGAAAGGTGGGGTCTACACGTACCGGACGACCGTTCAGGGCGTCCGGGAAGCTCTCGCGTTTCTGCTCAACGACGACGTGCGTATCGGCCGAGTGATCAAGATCGGCTGCCGCGACCCCGGGCAGACGTGGCTCGTCGAGGTGTCCAAGCCAGGTGCCAACTCGCTGACGAAGAAGAAGCCCGACGATCCCGAGGACAGCACGTACATCTATGACCCGAACCAGGGGGTCCCCAGTGCGATCCTTGTATATCACCTGGGCGATCAGCTCACCTGGACGGGAGACGTGTACGACAGCTTCGAGGCGGCCATCGTCGAGCACTCAGGTGGCATCAAGGCGGTGGCACCATGAAGGTCTCCGACATTGTCAAGGGAACCGATGGGAGTAGACGTATTGTCAAGATTCGTCACCTCCGGAGGTCCCGGAAGCAAGCCGATCTGGTGGCAACCATCGCCGCTGCGGCGGAGGAGCTGAGGGGTTTGTCAAGGGGTGTCCGAGTCAGCGAAGACGCCGAAAAGGACATGGCCCTAAATGACGTTTTGAGCGCAGTAGACCGGCTTAAATCGGTCTTCTCGCGTGGGTAGAGATACTGAGGTTCGGCTGCGAAGCAGCAGCGCCTTCAACCTCAATTGGTCTTATCAGAGAGCGCGTCAAGTTCTGGGTTAGTAATTAGGGGAAATCCGCTGGCGCGACTATCGGTGCGTTCCAGCGCATCGTTGATTTGGAGGCAATCGTGACTGCTTTGCAAAAGCTGCTGAGACAAGCCGAGGGCGCGACCAGGCCCGCCGACGCGGATGAGGAGATCGTCGATTCCCTCAAGGCGCTGTCGGACGATACCGAGGAGGTCTCCGCCTTCCTGCACAACCTCGTCGACATCGACAAACAGCGCGCGGCCCAGTACCTCGTGCAGTGTCGGACCTTCCTGCCCGAGCTGTTCGGATCGCTCAAGCAGGCGATGGAGCCGATGCCCCCCGAGATGGGCGCCGACGACGAAGAGGACGAGCCGTTCGACGACGACGAGGATCAGGGTCTGCCCCCGGACCTCGGCGACGAGAACGAGGAGGAAGAAGGCGGGATGCCCCCGGAGATGGGTGGCGACGAGCCGATGCCTCCCGAGATGGGTGGCGAAGAGGAGCCCGAGATGCCCGGCGAAGAGGAGCCGGAGATCCCGGGCGAAGAGGAGCCCGAGATGGGCGCCGACGAGCCGATGCCCCCCGAGATGGGCGCCGACGACGATGCGGCCGAGGACTCCGCGATGCCTCCCGAGATGGGCGGCGACGAGGATCCCGAGGACGAGGAGCCGGGCGAGGACGAGGTCGCCGTCGAGCCCGTCGTGGACCAGGACGAGCTGGACTCCGAGGAAGCCAACGCGGACGACCTCGACATGGTCCTGTTCCAGTCCGCCGCGTCCAAGGGTCCGCACTGGTCGGTCTTCTACCGGGGACGCCCACTGTGCGCGATCAGGCTGGCCGACCAGGACAACGCCGAGGAGATCGCCGAGATCTTCACCTCCGAGGAGTACCCGCAGCACGTCAAGGACGCCTGTGCCTCTCCGATCGGCATCCGCGAGACGCTCGCCAGCCTCAACGCCCACTGGTACATGGGCGTGATCAGCACCGGCACCGTCGCCGCCGAGGCCCGCGAGTCCGCGGCCCGCGAGCTGGAGGACGAGTTCGCTGGCCGCCTGGCGTCGCTCAAGGAGGACCTGCTCAACACGGTCAACCTCGCGATCGTCGCCAGCAACAAGGGCGCCAAGGGTCTGTTCGTCGAGAACAAGCTCAAGGCCGCCTGCGTCCAGGTTCTGCGCGATGCCGGGGTGGCCAACCCCGCGGGCGCGCTCAACGAGGTCTGGGCCGAGGCTGCCCAGGACTACATGCAGGACATCCTCAAGGTCGCCGAGAAGTGGCTGGGCTACAGCGCCGAGGCCATGCAGGAGGTGACCGCGGAGATCGTCGGGACCGAGGTCGAGGTGGACCTGCCCGAGGTCGAGGACGAGACCCCGGCCGCCATCCAGGCCGCCGCGCGCCGTCAGGCAAGCACCGGGATCACCAGTGTGCCCATTCGCACCCGTCAGCCGTTCGTTCACGGGAGCGAGGACGACTACAAGCAGGTCCAGAACCAGCGCGTCGCCTCGACGCTGTCGCGCCGCATGGGCCGTAGTCGGCTGGGCTAACGCCCGATCAGCGCCTGGGTACTTGAGAACCAGGTTCTAGTCTTAATCGGATTCAGGGACACATACCCGACGAAAAAGAGGAAAGAGAAATGCCGATTCCCCCAATCCATCCAGGCGCGTTGACCCAGCACAAGATCGATCGCTCGCGCTCCTACTGGGCCAAGCTCATCGAGCGTCCTCTCGCGGACGCCAACAGCTACACCCAGGAAGGCGACTGCATGGTCCAGCTCGCGCAGGCGGGTGACAACCAGATCGTCTTCGACCGCAGCGCAGGCGTGGCCAACGAGCAGTTCGTCGGCTGCGCGATCAGCGACTACCGCCGGATCACCGACTTCGTCGATGTCGAGACCACGACGGTCCCGAGCGTCGCCGCCTACACCTTCCAGCTCAAGCACACGGCGCCGACCGCCGGCTCGTTCTTCCTGCAAGACGCCGCCGGTACGGTCATGACCGACGTGAGCCCCGGCGCTCCCGGCGCGGTCAACGAGTACAGCGTCTCGGCCGGCGGGCTGGTGACCTTCCACGCGGCCAAGGCCGGGGTGGTCATCTCGATCATCCGCTACACCTACACGCCGAACGTGCAGGAGCTGAACAGCATGTTCTACCAGCGTCCGCTGGTGGCGCAGGGGCAGACCCGGCTCGCGCAGGTGCCGGTCGCCGTCGGCGACTGCGAGATGTACACGACGGCCTACGACACGAGCGACACCTACGCCATCGGGGCGCGGGTGTACACGGGCGCCAACGGCAAGTTCACCACGACCAACACAGCCGTCATGGTCGCGGGCGTCGTGGTCAGCCTACCGGCGGTCAACGACGTGTTCCTGGGCGTGCAGTACACGACGCGCGTCCCGGGCGCGATGACGTTCTAGTTCTGCTGATGGTGCGAGGCGCTGAGTGGGACTTCTGGTTGACCGGCTGGCCATCGTCCAGCACGAGCTGCTCCAACTTCAGGGGCGTCTCGTTGCCCAGGGCGACACAGCCGGAGCAGTCATGCAGCAGGTCCTCATCGATCGGCTGCAAGAGGTATTGCTCAGCGTCGATGGCACCGCGGTAGATCGACACTGGGAGGCGACGGAGGCGGCGGTAGAGGCCGCGGGCAAGCTGAGATTCCCGAAGTCGCGTGGTGGCAAGGGGATCAAGAAGAAGGGCAGGCGAAAGCCTGGCCGGCTGGTTTGGATCTGCTGCGGGGAGCCCCAAAGGAATGTAGGTCGCAAGGGGCGGCCCATTTGGACAGCAGCCTGCCAGTGGAGGAAGGGCGACGTGAGGGGCCAGACGATGCGTCTGGTTGGCACTGGGTCATCGAAGCCCAGTGCCGTAGTGCTGAAGGGCCGGAAGATGAAGAAGTGCAACATGGCCCAAGAACCGGAGAACCAACGCCGCTGACGGGCTGCGTTCTAGTCTTATTGAACCCTGAGAGGCGATCTCAACATCGTTGAGGAGACAGGCACATGAGACCGCGACTGATTCACGCCCGCAGCAAGGCGGGTCTCGCCGAGGCCGGAGTCAAAGGCGCACGCATGACCCACGGCGGAAACCTGGACCGTTCCGATAGCCCGCTGGTCGGCGCCAACGGCGAGCTGAACGCCGGCAGCAAGAAGGAGCTGCTGGAACGCATCGCAGGCTTGGTCGAGCTGGTCGGCCAGGGCGAGGTGGTTTCGGCCACCACCGTCGAGGCGGACGCGCAGTACGTTCAGGACTGCGACCGCATCGTCACCGCCGCCCTGGAGGACCGGACGCACGAGGCCGGCGGAGGCATGTTCGTCATGGGCGAGACGCTCGGCGACGCCGTGTGGGAGACCACCGGCCGTCTGGGCTTCACGTCCAAGTTCCTCCTGCGGCACGACGTTCCCCGTGGGCAGGAAGGGCGCATCCGCGTCCGCCAGAAGAACGTCGTCTCCTGGATCATCACCCGGGAGAGCTTCATCCCCCGGTCGATCGTCCGGCAGAACTGGGTGTACCCGGAGGTCGTGACCATCGCGACCTACACGACCATCGA